GGAAACGGAACGGCGAGGTGCTCGGAGTGGGGGATACAGTCGTCGCCTGGGTCGGTGACGATGGACCTTGCGACGCAGACCAATCATTTCTGGGGTCCGGCGTTCGCCATCAACGGAGGTTCATCACCACCGGCATCGGCATCCAGCGGCATCGTCGGCGCCGTGACTTCAGAATGGTAGGGCGGAATCAATGGCCACAAGGTTCCTTGGGAGTTCCGATGGCTGCGTGGTGAACCTGAACTACGATGCGATCCTTTTGGTCGCGACCGGCGTCTCGATTGACAATGCTCAGGGCATCGAAACGGTGACTTTCTGGATCGTGGTGGCCGGCGTGGTCATGTCCAAAACCGTGGTCCAGGGCGCGACGGACTCGATCGTGTTCCCAGTGGCTATCGGTGTTACCGTGTCCAGCAGTTCTTTGTCCATGTCCACGGTCGGTTCTTATGGGATCGGCGCGGGCGTGGATATGGCCGTCATAGGACTGCCCTGATGCCGACATTTGTCCAAAAAAACATATCTGCCGACGGCGGCTCGGGGACGACAGTCACCGTCACCATTTCGGCGGGTGCGGCGGGGAACCTGATTTGCGGGTCAGTCACATGGACGGACCCACAGACCCTGAGCAACGTTAAGGACAACAATGGCGTCACTTACAACATCGTGGACAACCTGGATGATGCTGGCGACGCCAAGTCCATGGCTACGTTCTATTTTCCCAACATATCCGGTGCCCCGACCTCGATCATTGCCACGTTCAGCGCCAGCACCACAGGGACCAGGATCGAAGTGCAGGAGTGGTCTGGTGTGGTGATCACCACGCCGCTTGACGGTCACACCATCCAGCAGACCAGCGGGGCGACCGTCTCATCGGGCAACATAACGACTACCGTTGACGGCGATCTGATCTATGGTTCATGCGACGCCGCCGGAGGAAGCGACACCACGCTGACTGTTGGCTCCGGCTTTACCATAGGAAACAACGGAAGCGGCGTTGGCCTCGTCATCTGCATGGCAGACGAGAGTCAGGTGCAATCTGCCCACGGGTCCATAGCGGCGACGTTCGGCTGCTCTCCTTCCACGGCGACGTGCCTTGTCGCGGTGATGGCGTTCAAGGCTGCCGCGGCTGGCGGCGGTGTCGCGCCATCAGCTGGGATACTTGGGTTCGTGGAGGACGAATGGTGAGTCCAGTGGCCTGCAAAACATGGAGTAGATGATGGCTGCTTCGGATTTGGGATGGGCGATCCCACCATTCCAGCCTCCTCCGTTCAACCGCACGGTCAGCCAGAGACGTGCCGCCGTGAGAGGTAGGGGTGGTTTTGCCGTAATCTCCAATCTGCTTCCTATGGGGTGGGAGATTCAGCCGTTCCAGCCGCCGCGCCGGCGCCACGAACGTGCTGCTGCCATCATGGTCGGCAACCAGGGCACCGAGGCGCGGTTCATTCGCTTTTTCCCCAATGATTGGGACACGCATCCGCCCCAACCACCATATCGGCCGAAACCTGGGGCCGGCGCGATCATGCGGGGCGACGAAGGTATTCAAGCGCGCTTCATCAGGTTCCTTCCGAACGATTGGGACACGCACCCGTTCCAGCCGCCCCACCCGCCGCAACCCGATGGACGTTTCGGCGGCCTGATAAAAGGCGACGAGGGCATCTACGCGCCGTTCATCAGGTTCTTTCCTTACGGGTGGGAGATTGCCCCCATACAGCCCCGCCATCCTCGCCCGGAGGCCGCTGGTGCGTTCATGCCGTCCGAGGCAGGGATAGAGGCCCAGTACGTCTTCGTCCCACCAGCGACCTTCCTAGACGCACCGTTCACGCACCTGCGATATCGTGGATCGAACCTGGCCGGCCTCAAGGGCAGCAGCCAGTTCCCGATCTTCTCGACCTGGATCAACTATGGCTGGGACATACCGTCGTTCCAATCCCCGCACCCGCGACCGGAGAGGGCAGGCGCGATCGCGACCAGCGAACCAGGCATCGAGGCGCAGTTCGTACCGCCAGCGCCCACGAACTGGGGATGGAATTTCCAGCCGTTCCAGCCTCCGGCCATATCGTACCGGACCAAGTCTGGCGCCCTCAAGACGTTCGGCAGCATCGAGACGCCGCCCTTCGCATTCCAGCCATATGGGTGGGAGATTCCGCCACCTCTGACGCGGGATCAGGTTTTCAAGAACCCCGACATCGGCGACCAGGGCATCCAGTTCCCATTCATCAGGAGGATCAACTTCAACTGGCATATCCCACCATTCCAGCCGTCGCACCCGAGGCCAGAAAGGGCGGCCATGATCATGCCGTCGGAATCTGGGATCGAGGCGGTGTTCGTTCCGACGGTGATCATCTGGGGCTGGGAAGTACAATCGTTCCAACCGCCGGCTTCCCCGTCGACCAAGCAGAAATACTTCGGCATCAAGGGAAGAAGCACTTCCGCGATTTATGCACCGTGGGTGAATTCCGGCTGGGAGATCCCGTCATTCCAGCCTCCGCACCCGCGGCCCGAGAAGGCGGGCGCGACCATGCCGTCGGAGGCCGGCATCGAAGCTCAGTACGTGCCTGTCACGATCGTCTGGGGCTGGGATATCGCGGCCCCGTTCGTCAGATACCAGCGCCGCGTCAACCCGGAGATTGGCGACCAGGGCACGCAAGCCTCCCTCATCAATTTCATCCCCTACAACTGGATCATCCCGCCATTCCAACCCTCTCATCCCCGACCCGAGCGGGCGGGTGCCATCATGCCCTGGGAGCCTGGCATCGAGGCGCAGTATGTCTTCGTGCCGCCGTTCAAATGGGGATGGGACGTCCCTGCGCCACATCTCAGGCAGAAGACATCAACCCGCTACTTCGGCATCGAGGGCACCAGCGACTTCGCGTTCTTCGACTTCCTGCCCTATGGTTGGGAGTTGCCTCCGTTCCAGCCGCCTCATCCGCGCCCGGAGAGAGGTGCACCTGTCATCACAAACGAGCCTGGGATCGAGGCCAAGTTCGTTCCTCCGCCGTTCGTCACGGACGCGTGGGAGGTCCAGTCCTGGCAGCCGCCGCACCCGCGACCCGAACGATGGAGCGCTCTGGCGCGCGGCGACGAAGGCACCCAGTTCCCGTTGATTCGCTGGTTCAACTCCGGATGGGAGATCGCTCCCTTCCAGCCTCCCCATCCACGCCCCGAGAAGGCCGCGGCCATCATGCCATGGGAGGCAGGCATCGAAGCCAAGTACATCTTTGTCACACCTCCGACAATTGCCTGGGAAATCTCGCCGTTCCAACCGCGTCATCCAACGCCAGAGCGTAGGGCCGCGGCCATCTTCAAGGGCGACGACGGCATCCAGTCCCCGTTCATGCGTTGGTTCAACGCGGGCTGGGAAATCGCACCGTTCCAACCTTCTCATCCGCGGGCAGAGAAGTTCGGGGCGGTGGTCCGCGGCGACGAGGGCATCCAGGCGCGGTTCATCAGGTGGTTCAACATGGGTTGGGAGATTCCACCCTACCAGCCGCCGCATCCTAGGTTCGAGCGTGCCGGCTCCATCATGGTCGGGCACCAGGGGACGGATGCGATTTACGTTTTCGTCCCGCCGCCAATCCTGGCCCGGCTCGACCCGAACTACATCACCTACCCGCAAAGCCGCGTGACGGTGACGGCTGGTGCTGCTAGGCTGTTGGAGGTGAGCTACCCGCAACAGCGGGTCACGCTGACGGCAATCGGACCGAGAAAGGTGAGGATAGCGATCTTCACCCTCGACCAAAGCCAGCTAGATGGCGACGACGTCCTTGGGTAGGTGGAGATGTCATTTGCAACGCGGCAGATACTTCCAGCAGCCGACCTGAACGCTGCTTTCGCCGCGAAACAGGATGTCTTCATCGCAAATGTCAAGTCTGCGCCATACAATGCAAAAGGCGACGGCGTAGCAGACGATCTCCAGGCAATAAAATCAGCCGATGCAGCTGCGGTCGCCGCTGGCGGCGGCGCGGTATATTTTCCGGCCGGAACCTATTTCACGTCATTGGCATTGCAGCCGAGTTCCGGCGTTAACTATCAAGGCTCCGGTAAAGACGTAACGATCATCAAGGGCGCTGGGCTTGGTCCCGCCCCCCTTAATATGTCGCTCGTGATTGCTGCTACGTTTACCGGAGGCAACCATCTAGACAATCTCACCGGAACCGCAATTACCTATCCGATCGATCCGCCGACGGAAGGCGCGAACACGATCAAGACGACGACGAATGCGGATGCCGGAAACCTTGCGGCCGGGCAAACCGTCCTGATTTCAGGCGACACTCATGGTACGAATTTCTGGTATCCCGACTGGACCACGACAGTCGTTTCAGCTGTCGCGGGCACGGGCGTCATTACGCTAAGCGAGAACCTTCCATTTGGGGGTACTACTATAACGAGGGTCCAGCGCCTTCTCACGCAGCCGCAGAATATCAAAATCTCCGACATGACCATCCTGGGGACCAATGATCAGTCCCTCCAAGTATTTGCCGGTCAGAACATCACATTCGACAACGTCATCGTAAGGGCTGGTTTTGGGGGAACGACGGGCGCTTCTGTAGGATTTAGCGCCTGTAGGAATTGTTCGTGGCAGAACTCGGTAAGTTATGGCGTCATTGTAGACATGCTCGGCTGTTTCGATAGCCGTATAGTTTACAGCGTATTGAACGGTGGCGCTATCCAATTTGACGGCGGCACTCAGAACAGCTTCATCGGCTGGAACAATGTCAATGATCCAACATCCGGGAACGGCCCTGGATTTAATGGCATCAACCTTGCAATCTATACAAGGCGCAATCGGGTCCTTGGCAATGCGGTTGTTAACATCCCTGCAAACTTTGCCGGGATCAATTCCGTTGGTTCTGTTGCGGGGGACGGGAATCATCTCATTGGATTAAACACAATTACAGGGATAGATACCACGACGACCGTTGGTATAGACAACAGCAACGTCGTTAACAATACACACTTCAGTAATTGGATTGGTAATGTAAATACTGGCGTTAGGCTCCTGAGTAGTTCCACTGGTCATACCATAGAAGCTAATACTTCTGTCGGTGTACCACTGCCATATGTCGTTGACGGTACATCCTCAGTTCGCCAGCCGTTCGTGATTGGGCCGTTCACTATTGCAAGTCTACCTCCAGCTGGCACAGGGATGGCTGGCGCGCGCGCTACAATAACGGATGGTATTGCTTCTCCGACCTATCGGCAGGCTGTAAGCGCGACAGGAGCCACGGTGCAGCCGGTTTTTTGCAACGGCAGCGGCTGGGTTTACGATTAGAGGAAAGATGATATGCCAAAGGGGAACGACTTCTCAGAGATCAACCCGGCCGAGACGGTGACGCTGACGTTCGACTTCGGGCCAATGCTCAGGACCGGTGTCACGATCTCTGCTCCCGTAGCGGCGTGTTCCGTCCTCTCGGGGTCAGATGCAAGTCCGGCCGGTCGGCTGCTCGGTAGCCCTCAACTGGCGGCGTCGCCGTCGGACAACGGGGCGAACCGGGCGGTGCTTCAGCAGGTCACGACGATGCAGGCGGCCGTGCTCTACCTGATAACCATGACGGCGACTACATCTGACAACCAGGTGCTGGTGTTGTATGCTCACGCACCTAGCGTGTCTCCCGCCTGAGGAGGTTAACATTTCTTGGACATACAACCCAGCGCTGATCACCACCAGCCCGCTGATGCAGGTCCGCAGACTTTTGGGGGATGTTCTCCCGTCCGACGCCCAGGTCCAGGACGAGGAGATCCTGTGGTCGCTGAGCCGATGGAACATCTACGGCGCGACCGCCGAGATGGCGAACTCCCTCGCGTTTCAACTCGCGCGTCAGGTCGACGTCGTGCAGGGCGAGCTCAAGACGAACTTCAGCAACCGATCGAAGCAGTATGCGGCACTGGCGCGACAGATGAAGTTGCTGGCCAACATCAGCGCGCAGCCCTACGCTGGCGCGGTCAGCATCGCCGACAAGATTAACGTCCAGCAGGACCCGGACAGGCCGCCGCCAGACTTCCAGCGGGGGCAACACGATGATCGTTTGCCAGTTACGCCTGTGGGGGAAGCTACCCAGACGTTCGGCCTGCCAGATTCGGCGGCGCCGGAAGGGAGCGTCATATGAACGAGTTCATCAGAACGCGGAACATCAAGCAGTGGCTTGCGGCGTTCTGTTGGGCATTGTTGATCCTGGTCATCGCCGCAGATTACGTTCGCATGGACAAGACGTGGATGGGTATTCTCCTAGTGCTGGTGAATGGGACATTGTTTGCTGTTGCCGCAATGTCGGCTCACAAAAAGTGGTTCTGACATGATGACGGTAAGGTTCGTCGCCCCGAAGGTCGGAAACGAGGACGTGTTCTCGAAGTTCGGCCCGAGCGGCATTCCCGTCACGGTGCGGAACTTCCTGCGTCCCGCCATCATAGGACTGACGAAGCGCCTTGGCGCGCAGGTGGACGCCAACCTCAACGTTGGACTTAAGAGCAGGCGTCGGCTCCGCGTCCGCACCGAGATGATCGAGAACCCGCGGGAACTCATCGGGCGCGTGTCGGTCGTCGCAACCGAATCTCCCCTCATGCTGCCAGTGTGGCTGGAGTCCGGGACGAAGGCCCACGCGATCGAGGCAAGGAACGCCAAGGCGCTCTACTTCTTCTGGGAGAAGATGGGAAAGAACGTTGCCTTCAAGAGGGTCATGCATCCGGGCTTTGCCGGCATCCACTACATGCACAACGCGTTCGAGGCGATGAGCGGCGAGATCAAGAGCACCATCCGCAAGGCGGTTAGCGACGGGCTTGGAACGAGGAAGTGAGGTTCAGATGAGCATCAACTTCGTGATCAATATCATCGTTGCCCTGATCGTTGCCGGATTCATTTACTGGGCACTGATGCAGTTCGTGCATCTGATCCCGGGGCCACCGGTCATTCATCAGGCTGTCCACGCATTGCTGATCGTCCTCGTCGTGGCCATCATCCTGTTCTACGTTGTGATCCCGATCCTGCACATGATTGGCGGGATGGCTGGCAGTATTCACTTGCCGACTCCTGGAAGGTGACATGCTCGCTTCCGTCACCTATGAACCGATCATGAATGCGCTGCTAGCGCTTCTTCAGAATGCGCTTGTCCCTGGCACGTTCCGCTATATGGCGCGCGGGATCATCCCGTGGGAGCAGGTCGACCAGATGATTAGCACCAACATCACGCTGCCGTTCCGCCAGCCGGCGCTGTTCCTGTTCGACGGGATCGGCTACGGCGGCGGCAAGACGCAGTACGAGCGGCGCGGTCGCGGGATGCCGCCGAAGCGCGTGCTGCACCGCACGATCGTCGTCTATGCGCAGTTCCCCGGCGCGGGGACGCCGAGCGGCCCGGACGGGACGGTACCGTCGGGCGGGACCATCTTCGCTCCGCTGGTGGAGGCGGTGGAGGGAGTGTTCAACCAAGTAGACTTCGACAACGCCGCGCTCACCCTTGGAGGTCTGGTGTCCCATGTGTGGTTAGAGGGCGAATCGCATTGGCTAACGGGTGAGATTTTTCCGAATGGTCAAGGGATGTTGACATTGCCCATACATATTGTGATACCTTAAAGCGTTGCGCGCCAAACCGCACCACCGCCCTGCGAATCCGAGCGCTCCAATCCATTCTACATCAAACAGAGGCCATCCTTCGGGGCGGCCTTTCCTATACTGTGCGCGCACATGAATTTCCGCGGCTTACCGCTGGCTGTAAATAACAAGGCACCCGTCACCGCCCAGGGGGTGCCATGTCCACGCCGCTCGCCGTCTTCGGTCCAGGCATCCTGATCGCCAGCCGGACTGATATCACCATACCCTCCCCGGTCAACGTCGGGTTCGTCCAAGAGTTCTCAATCGACGCCACCGGCACGATCAAGGAGTTGTTCGGACAGAACCAGTGGCCCCTCGCCGTCGCCCGCGGCACCATCAAGGGCACGGGCAAGTTCAAGTCGGCGGTCATCAGCGGGCTGGCCTGGTCCGCGCTGTTCTACGGCAACGCCGAATCGACGACCAACCAGATCGCATGGAACATCGGGTCGACGTTCACGCTGTCCACGGCGTCGACGGCCGCGGTCCAGGTCGGGTCGTCCCTCACCTTCGACGCGGACCTCGGCATCACCTACGTCAACACCGGGTTGCCGTTCCAGCGGGTGTCGACGGGCAACGAGGCGACGGGCAAGTACAGCGTCGGCTCGACCTCTCCTGGCCTCTACAACTTCGCGGCAGGCGACACGACGGCCGGTGCCGCTGGCGGCACGTTCGTCAAGATCACCTACACGAATACAACGTCCGTTGGCGGCAACATCCTGGTCACGAACCAGCTCATCGGCTCGACGCCGACGTTCCAGCTCGACTACTACACGAACTTCAACCAGCCGGCGTCCAAGCCGTTCGTGGTGCGCATCTTCTCGTGTGTTGCTGCGAAGCACATGCTGCAGTTCAAACTTGAGGACTTCATGATCCCCGAGTTTGACTTTTCGCTATTCGCGAACGCTGCCGGCAATGTCTACAGCATGACATTCCCCGAGATCTCGTGATCCCCGTGCCTGGCGGTGTGCGGGTGAGCGCGGCGGCGGTGTCAGTGGTCTCCTTTTCGGTGGGGTGCCTGCTGCTCACCGCCGCCGTCGTATATACCCCTGCCACGCCCGTGGGGACGTTCCTGAGAGCCGACATGGTCTTGGCCGGCATTGCCCTAGCCATCCTGCCCGTTGCCATCCTGATGCCCCCTATGTCACCCTACGAGCCTCGTATCCTAGGGATACCGGCATGGCTCGTGCGCCGCGCGTCAAAGGCAGCAAAGCAGGTGGTGGAGGAGCCGCGGGGCGGAACCGTGGTGGCCGCCCGTCCCTCGACCCCATTGACCATGTGCTGATCGATGCCGTGCGGCGGGCCGCGGAGTCCGCCGGTCTGAAGGTCTCCAGCCTCATCCTCATCAACGTCAGGGTCGGGCTCATCCTCGGCGCCAGCCGGGAGGCGACGCTCAAGCGGCTCCAGAGCAAGGCGAAGCGGCGTATATAGCCACGCGCATATTTAACGCCAATTTTTGGCAATCTCAGTTTTCGTCCTTCTGCGACAATGATTTCATCGGGTAGTTTGTTTGCAAGGAAAACCAAAGGAACCACCGCCATGCCAGGAAAAAGGACCGCGACCATCATGCTGGACGGGGACAGTTACACCGTCCATGCCTTCAACATCGACGAACTGGAGCAACTCGCCGGGATCATCTCCGACGACAACGTCCAGGCATCGGCGCGCTCGTTCATGATTCTCAAGCTGGCGCTGCTGCGCGCGGATCCCAGCGTCGGTGATGTCGGCTCTCTCGAGGCCACCCTCGACGAGGTGATGGAGGCGTCGAAGGTGATCATGGATCTAGCGGGGTTGAAAGCCACCGCAAACCCTCAAACGGCGGTGACGCCCGCGGTCTGACCGATCCAGAGTTCTGGCAGGACGTGTTCGGCCCGTTCCTGGACCACGGGATAGGGTTCGAGGAGGTGAGGCGGATGACGCTCCACGACGTAGCGATCGCCCATGGATACTGGAAGCGCAACCCACCGCTGCGCGTTCTCGTCAGCACCGTAGCCGCAGCGCTGGGTATCCCGCTGGAGAAATTGTATAACGTTAAGACGGTGAAGGACTTGACGGCCGAAGACTATGACCTGACGCCCAAGAAGGGCCACATGACGTTCGAGCAGTTCGAGCGGCACATGGCGGCGACTGGCGGGAAGATCGACGGGATAGGACAACTCTGATGGCTGATGATGTCTCTCTGCAATTTGGTGCGAAGACCGATGGCATTGATCAGGGTGCCGCCGACGTTTCGGCCAAGCTGAACCAACTGCGAGATCAGACCGACGCGATGTCGTCGCAGTTCACCGCCTTCGGGGAGAAGATGGGGGCGGCTTTCGATGATGCTGCGACCAGCCTCACCCATTTCGATACGGTCCTAAAATCTCTCAACGACACGATCCAGAAGGGAGGTAACGTTTCAGCGGCGTCCGGCATCATAGGAATATTGTCGAAGGCACCCGGCATCGGGATCGCTATCGCAGCGGTCGCTGGCCTCGCCGAAGGCGTTCATCTTCTCGGTGAAGAGATGATCAAGTTAGAGCGGTCCGCGAATGAGACGGGCGTGTCGATAGAGAGGTTCCAACTTCTTCAGTCAGCTTTCAATGCGGCGGGTGTTTCCTCAGACAAGATTATCTCAAGCCTAGATGAGGTATCGAAGAAACTGACGAACATTAAATACGACTCCGGCGAACTTGGGAAGTTTCTCGACGCCAACAACATCAAGTGGAAGGATTCCAAGGACAATATCGTTTCGACGAACGACTTCATTAGGGAGTCGGCTCGGCTGCTTCAGCAGGCAGTCGCCGAGGGAGGCGCACCACTGGCCCGTAAAGTCGGCGAATCTCTCGGCCTGTCGCAAGAGTTGGTGCGCGTGCTGCAACAGGGGCCTGTCGCGTTCGATGCCATGGTGAAGAAGGCGAAAGACTTGGGTGTTGGTCTCGACGCGGAAGTAGTTCACAAAGCGGCCGATTTCGAGAAGGAGTGGAATGCCGCTACCTCTAACATGGCCACCTGGTTCAAGGCGCAACTGGCTGGGCTTCTTCCATCTCTGCAAGAGTGGGGAATGGCCGTCGCCAAAGCCATCCGGGCAGCCTTCGCCACCATCTTCGCAGAGTTGAAGGGCACATTCCAGGACGTCACGTCCAAGTGGGCCGGCGATGTTGACACGTTCGCTGGTCGATTCGGAGCAGCCGAAGGTTCTCTTAGAGCCCTAGCCACGAGCACGACGAAATTATCGGCATCGCTCACAAGCTCCGTCAAAGAGGCTGAGAACCTTGGCGGTGAATTCGATGGACTCGTCGCGACCGGGAAGAAGTTCGATGCAATCAAATTCCCAGGCAGTGACAAGGAGGACAAATTCGACCCGACGGCGCTGCGTGAGTTCGGTGCTCAATTGGACGCCGTGAAAGAAAAATATGCGCTGTTGAAGATCAAAGAAGATGAAGACCTCGCAACGTATAAGATAACGGAAGGACAGAAAGTCGCGACACTCAGAGAGGCGCTGGCGGCGCGCCAAAGGGCCACGGATGAGATTTTTGCAAACGAGATAGCGGAGTACGGCGACAACGCCAGGGTACGGGCCAACATAGAGCGGAACTACCAGAAGGAAACCTTTGAGATCACGCGCGAGGGAGAGAAACTTAAATTGGAGGAGTTGAAAAGGTCGACACAGCAATGGGAATCCACCTTGAGAGGCATCTCAACCGCGTTCACCAGCCAACTCCGCGGCATCCTTCAGGGTACCACCACATGGTCGCAAGCGATCAAGAACATCATGCTTGAACTCGTTCTTAAGATCATCGACGAGTTCCTCCTGTTGGCCGTCATCAAACCCCTGAGCGGCATGCTAGCGTCGGCGCTGGCGGCCCCGTCCGAGATACTGGGCGCTCTCATCAAGGTCATCACGAGCATGTTCGGTCCGCTGTTCGCTGGGTTCACGGCGTTCTTTGCCCCCGTGCAGGGGCCGGCGGCACCCGCCGAGGGTGCTGCGTTGGCGACTGCTACGGTCGCGGCGGCGACTGCCGCGGTCGCGCTCGACACCGGCACCGACTACGTGCCTCGCACCGGAATGGCGCTCATCCACCAGGGCGAGGCGATCATCCCGGCATCTGAGAACATCAAACCGTATGGAGGTGGTGGAGGACTCGCCGCGACGTTCAACATCTCGGCGTGGGATGGGTCGAGCATCCAGAGCTGGCTGCGCGGCGGCGGCGGACAGATGATAGCGCGCCACGTCGTCGAGGCGATGAACGCCAACCCGACGCTGCGGCCGAGGTACTGACATGGACGAGAACCAGGGACGTTGCGAAACTACGCTGACGGAGCGCTTCTCGAACCCATTCTGCCAGTGCAACACATATGTAGGAAACCTCGGACCGTGCCG